CAAAGAATAAAGTACGTAAGAACGTAGCTGAGTGTCTAATCAACGCTGCTGTATTCGGTACAGGCATTGCAGAAGTTGTTATAGAAGAAGAAAAAGAGATGGCTCCTGCTACACAGCCTGTTATGGGCGGTGAGCTACAAGCAGTAGGTGTTACCATACAAGACCGCACTTGCGTTAAGTTGCGCCCTGTTATGCCACAGAACTTCCTGATTGACCCAGTAGCTACAGACATTGACACTGCGCTGGGCTGTGCTGTAGACGAGTATGTGTCTAGCCACTTGGTTGAGCAGCTACAAGAAAAAGGTGTATATCGTGATGAACCCTTGTCTGTTGCCGCTAGTGACTTTGATTTAGAACCTGATCAGGAACTGACTACCTTCCCTGAAGACAAGGTTAGACTGACTAAATACTACGGCCTTGTTCCTACGCACCTACTAAAAGAAGCTATGGAAGATGCTGAAGAAGACGAAGAAGTTGTAGAGTTTGGTGAAGAAGAAGAAGATAACTACTACACTGAAGCTATGGTTGTTATTGCCAATGGCGGTACTCTGCTAAAGGCTGAGAAGAACCCGTACATGATGCAGGATCGTCCTGTCGTAGCATTCCCTTGGGATGTCGTTCCTAGCCGCTTCTGGGGTCGAGGAGTATGTGAGAAAGGGTATAACAGTCAGAAGGCGTTAGACGCAGAACTACGCGCTAGAATCGATGCTCTAGCACTAACCATCCACCCAATGATGGCTATGGACGCTTCTCGCATGCCTCGTGGTGCTAAACCCAGCATACAACCTGGAAAGACCATTCTAACCAACGGTAACCCTTCAGAGATATTACAGCCCTTTAACTTTGGTCAGGTTAATCAGATTACCTTTGCACAGGCTCAGTCACTACAGACTATGGTACAGACTGCCACAGGCGCTATCGACAGTGCTGGTATCTCTGGCTCTATCAACGGTGACGCTACAGCCGCTGGTGTTTCTATGTCACTGGGTGCTATCATCAAGCGCCACAAGCGTACACTGATCAACTTCCAAGACTCCTTCCTAATTCCATTCGTACAGAAGGCTGCTTACCGTTACATGCAGTTTGAACCTGAACTGTATCCTGTTGCTGACTACAAGTTCCACACCTCTAGCTCACTAGGCATCATTGCTCGTGAGTACGAAGTAACACAGCTTGTTCAGTTGCTACAAACCATGTCACCAGACACGCCAATGTATCCTAAGCTGGTTATGTCTATTATCGACAACATGAACCTGTCTAACCGTGAAGAGCTTATTGCTACTCTTGAGCAGGCTAATCAGCCTAATCCAGAAGCACAACAGGCTCAACAGATGGCTCAACAGGGTCAGATGGAGTTCCAGGCTTCACAAACTGCTGCACTTAACGGCCAAGCTGCTGAATCGCAGGCTAGAGCGCAGAAGATTGCAGTTGAAGCGCAGGCTATACCGCAGGAACTGGAGATTGACCGCATCAAAGCTGTTACAACTAACCTAAACAAGGGTGATGCAGACGATAAAGAGTTCCAGAAGCGCCTAGAAATCTCTAAACAACTGCTAAAAGAGCGTGAAGTAGCAGTAAAAGAGGGTAATGTTGCTAAAGAGGCAGCTCCACAGCCTCGACCAGCAGCTCCTCAGCCACAACCACAAGGAATGATGCCCAATGGTCAGCAATAGAGACTTAGAACACGTAGTAGCTCAAGTAAATGTACAGTTTGAGGAACTTTTTAAGAAGATTGCACAACTTGAGAAACAAATAGCAGAAACAGGAGCTAAGAATGCCAGCAAAAAAACCAGACCCAAGACTAGCTAGGGCTGGAGTTGATAAATTTAATCAACCGAAGCGTACCCCTAGTCACCCAAAGAAAAGCCATGTTGTCGTGGCAAGGGAAGGTGACAAAATCAAGACGATTAGGTTTGGAGAACAGGGGGCAAAGACCGCAGGAAAACCTAAAGCGGGGGAGTCCGAAGCAATGAAGAAGAAACGCGCTAGTTTTAAAGCACGACACGGTAAGAACATTGCCAAAGGTAAGATGTCAGCGGCTTATTGGGCTGACAGAGTTAAGTGGTAATAACAGGAGAATACTATGCCAGCAGGTAAAGGTACATACGGTAGTCAAGTAGGTCGTCCACCTAAGAAGAAGACAGCGGTAAAGCCTAAGAAGAAGCCAGTTAAACGATGAAGGGCCAGACCCACGGTGGTAAAGGAAGTGCCCAGCGCAAGACAGATCAGAAGAAGTTTGCCAGCAACTGGGACGCTATATACAACAAAAATACGACAAAGTCAAGTAAAAAGAAGAAATAACGCTTGACTTTCTTATGCTTTTATGTTATAATAACTGTGTAAGACTAATATAAACAACGCTGTCCTAATAGGAGAAACAGTATGATTGATAAAGACCTTGAGCTATATTACCGTAACATTAGAGATATGTTTGGCTCACCTGGCTGGAAACAGCTAATGGAAGACCTTAACTCCAACGCGCTGGTAATCAACTCAGTAGAAGCTGCAAAGGACAACGAAGACCTATACTTCCGTAAAGGCCAACTCGCTGTCATAGCTAACCTACTAAACCTAGAAGCTCAAATCGATGCAACAGAAGCAGAAGCATTAAAGGAAGATGAAGTAGAAGAAGCTGCCTAATGAGGGCTATCTACGAGTATCGCTGCGAGGATG